CTAAAACTCCTTTAGTGTATGTGAACCTACACAACTCCTGTGTGGTTATGCTCATATTTAGTATAACCCCGATCCGAAGTCAACACTTAAAATTTATATCACTTATAAAATATTGAATAATACCATTAAGTTATAAATAATTTATATAACTTGGAGTAAACTGCTATGTTAAAAGCATTTCATGACAACATTCAACCAATACTATTAATTCTTACTACTATCGTAGGATTAACCGGCTTTGCGTTCTCTTTAAAGAATGATATTCAAACTAATGCTGCGAATATCTCTGTACTAAAGGTACGTGTGGATAAGCTAGAAGTAGATCACGATATTATCATCGAGATAAGAACCGATCTTAAACAGATTAAAGAGACGTTAGATCGTAAATTTCCGATAAGGTAATGATAAATAGCTTTAATGAGCGCTAATCTGAATATTCAATATAATATACCGAGAGTAAACTTACAGATGCCGGGGAGACAAAACCGGCATCTGACAGGTGATATCAAAATTACTCCCGGAATTACTGAATGTATAGAATTTTATGCCTGTAATACTGATGGAGTACCACTTAACTTGGCTCCATTCAAAATCCTTTTTGTGATTTTTTCCAAAGACTATTTTAATAACATTAAATTAGAAGAAGACTCAACAATAATTCTCAGAAAACCATTGTTATGTAACGATCCTTATTCTGGTAAATTTGAATTGCTCCTAACTAATACTGATACATTAGGTTTAATTAACAGCGGTGGCGCACTGCGTTGGGCGTTATATCTTATTGACGTTCATAGCAATGTCATACCATTAGAAGTCGCGCAAGGCGGCGAACGAGTTGGTAATATCGTTCTTGATAACACTTCCGGTCTACCATCTGCAAATAGATTACTTTAAAAGTATCAAATTTACATTTCTTACAATGTAAATAATTGCAATGATTAAAAATAATGAAGAACTAATGGAAAAAGTAAGAACAAAATATGAGTTCATTACCTTTTTATTTTTTAACAATGATATGATGACTTGTGGTGTAGTTCAAAACGAGGCTACTAAAGTAATCATGGTATATGACTTTCTCAAGATCAAAGATGAGAAAGCGCGTGTTAGATTTCTCGCGCTTGCGGAACGTTGGTGGTGGCAATCAAGCCAAATGGTTCCTATCAATATGTTTATCGGCAGAGAATTTGATGAGTTTTCTTATACCTTAGTAGGATATACCAAAAAGTCATTCGTCAAAGACCCAATTGGACCTATTTTTTCCCTGAATAATTTGTATCTAAAACGCCCAAAAAAGAAACGGATCGATCTGGTTAATCGTGCTAAACCACCAACTCAAACTTTATGATTTAATAATTGAATATGCACCATAATCGCCAGCGCAAATGCTATGGCGTGACTCTTCTTGAAAAAGTATCCAGTCTCACCATCAATTTTTTCCCATACTAATTCTTTAATTTGGGCAAAAGGCTTACCAATCAGATGCCGTTTCCTCGGACGAATTAATGCATTCAATATCGCAATGTCTGAAATAGACTTTGGGGGATATCTTTTGCACAGAGAATAATGCCTTGCTAGTTGTGTCAATTGCAATTCATGATTTTCATTATTATAAAACCGTTCTTCTAAGAAAATCTCCCACGGAAAATTCTCTTCATCTTCGGCAACTTCTATTAATAATTTAAGATGTTCCTCACTGGTTATATCAATATATATATGATATGGAATCAAATCTAGTTTATAATATCCTAAATCCTCGGCAGTTTCATACGGAAATACTGCCAATCCACTTAACGGATCATTAGGAATATCTTGTAAATATATTCCAGTATTGTGTTTAACTAATTGTTGTTTGTTGTCTATTTGGGAAGCACAGCGAAAGTCTATATATTCTGATAAGACCGCAAGGCTTCCCCCGCGGTCTTTAACATCAATATCGATATCTGGGATATGTACTATGTCACTCATATCTTTCTAAAATCATTCTCTCGACTTCACGGCTAAAATTTGGATTTGCTTCTATCTTCTTTTCCCAAACATCGAAACTGTAGACAGAATCAATGTCTTCTAGTAAATTCACTGGAAAATCAGCGTCTCCAATCATATTCAATATGATCGATACAGAAAATACAACCCACGGACGTATATTATAGCTTTTGATCATTTCTGTCAACTGTCCATGAGTTATGGACGTGAAAAAATCATTAGGATCAATCTCATTCTTTTCACAATAGTTCTTTATAAAAGCTCTTGTGCTATGGGCTTGTTCCTTGGGAGTTTCGACTAATATAAGAAATTGTCTAAACGCATTTAAGTTTTTGGGATTTTTCCAATCCTTTTCTTTTATACTGGCTTCAATTAACCAATCAACATACCGTTGTCCATTAGTAATCTTCTTTTTATCGAGATATTCATTCAGGTCTTTGAAAATCTGAAAGAACCATGAATTATGAAATTCTTCAAATGTCTTATTTTTACCACGCTTGGTAAAGCCGTTCCGAGCTTGCCAATAAACGAACAAGTTATATGAATTTATAAGGATATCTTCGCTGGCTTCCCAAAATACTTTTGATTTCTTACACTTATGCTTTTTGAACCAGTTTTCTCTGTCATATGATTTATTACAAAACTGACATTTGAAAACCTTTGGTAGTGTTGAAGTCATACCATTTCCGAGAATAGTTTTGTGTATACCTTCTGTTCTTTCTGTTGAAAACCCAAACGGTCTAACACCTGCTGAAATTCCTTGACATTCAATCTTTTGCACCACGTAAATACCTCTTCATTGTTAATATCTGGTTCTATTTGCGAGAACACGTCGATTCTTAATTTATCAACAGTCCTGCTTTTCTTATTGTAAAAAACATGCTTGCTACTACGCCCAATTCCGGCGACCGCCAACAGCTTTGTTTGTAACATAGGATGATCAGCCAGATAAAACCATGCTTGATTTACGATATCATTAAACTTGACAGTGGCGATTATATGGTTCTCATTATTAAAATGCCCCGTAAACCACACCGGTAATACGAATGATATTAACTTATCATATTCTTCCTTCAAATCAGGATCATCAGCGAACGACTCATATAGAGCCAATTCGTTCGTATCAAGGTACTTCAGCACCTGAAACAAATCAATGTTAGACACCCCAAATATCTCCTATAGGACGCGTCACGTCTAGTTTATGTGGCGTCATGATAACACATATAGGACCCTTATCCTTAGTTTCATTAGGTTTCTTTACAACACCTAATGGTAAAAGGATCAAATCCTTTTCTTTTATGGGTGGACAACTCCAAGGATTGATCGGAAAAATATTATTAATTCTAATCGGATAGTATTGTGGTAAAAAACCATCAATCGGATTAATACAAAATGCCAAAATCGACCGTCCGCTCGTATCAGCAATCGGCATCATTTCCACATATTCATGATCACTAACCATTATCGACCAGTGATAAGGAACCACTGTTTTAAATGGACCTATTTCAATCTCCAAACTGGCGCTTTCAAAAACTTCAATCTCAGTTAATTTTTGAAAGTAAACGTCAGGCTGACGATAATCTTTAAATGATAAGACAGAATAATAACATTCTTCATTAATGATGTCAGTATCTAAAACTTTATTTTCTTCATTCAATATCAACATAATCTACATCCAATACTTCAACTGTTTGTCTAGCATCTTTAAAATGCTTATATCGTTCTTTTCCGTGTTTTTTTGAAAAGCCGTCATCACCATAAAGATCATACATATCGATAAAGTCTTTGTCACTTGCTTTTCTGACTCCACGTCCAAGAGCCTGAATTATTTTATGAAATTTCTTACCCGGTTCAAGGACAAACAAATGAAATATTCTAGGAATATCCAATCCTGTGGACGCAATTCCCATAGTGGCAATTAATATGTTACCGTCCGTGTTGGCAAACTTATCATATTCTTCTTTCCTAAATTCTGTTTTATCCCTACCATCAATCGACACTGCATTGGGTATTAATTCTTCTAATTTTTTACCCATTTCTCTAAACTGTACTAACACCAAGGTATTACCGTCTAATGATACTCTTTGTATTTCATTGGCAATATATTGAAGTCTCTTCTGATCAGAATACAAGAAGTTAACTTGTTCATTCCAATCTTCAAACCCGATAACCTCATCGCCTTGATCATTTAGGCGCTTTTCAGTTATATATTTCCGGTATCTTGGGTTCTTGGTGTCTTTTAAAACAATCTGATGAATAAGCGCATTTGCCAGTATACCTCTTTTTTGCAATTCCCACGTCGCAAGAGTGAAGAGGATTGGACCAATAGAAGCCAATAACTGATATCGAAAAATATCTTCTTTTGGCACTGTACCAGTACATCCGATACGGAAGGGAACATTTGCACCGGGACCATTTAAAATAGTGCTGATCGTCTTGCCTGTTCCTAGATGGGCTTCATCTAGGACAAATCCTATAACGTCCGAAAATAATTCAGGATGTCCTTCAAGGGATTGCCATGTAGATATCGTGACATGACGCCGGTCCTTAGCTTCTCCATACCAAATGCCAGTATCGATTCCGACCTGTTTAAATACAAATTGGGTCTGTATAACAAGATCAATATTAGGCACAATAACTATAACATTTCCATGGGGCATTAAACATTTAGCCATAGCTGCACACGTTAAGGTCTTACCAGAACCCACACTCATCTCTAATAGACCCTTACCCTCTGTAAGGGCTAATGTGGCTCCATTAATTTGATAGTCTCTCAGTATGACAGACTCGCCCTTAATCTCATATTGAGAGAACATATCGGCGGTGGGTAAATCGATTACTACGTGGGAAAAATCTCTTCTCTGATCATCAACATCAAAGGTATATCCACTATTTTCAAAAACGTGGAAGATATCTGGCAACAGATTAAGACAAGTTTTACCCGTCATAGATAACAAACGAATCTTCCCATCCCATCGTCCCATTCTATACGTTGGTGTAAACATATAATTTGGAACATAGAAGGTGAGAAGATTCGCCGCTTCTTTTAATGTATTTTGATCTACATTTTTTATACGGATATTAACTTCATCTTTAATTTCAATTAACGCAATTTTACTCATTATGAGTTAGATATGCGTTTCTTTCGAAGAATCAATCCATACTTCTTCTAACTTATTAACTCTTATGTCTTTAATGTTGTTTAGAGTATATTTTCGGTCCTCAAAAAACTGACAAACATTATCTAAAGATTTTTTATAATATTCAAATAATCTTGTCCATTCTTCAAGCACCAACACTTGTTCATCTGACGCCGCCAATTTTTGAAGCTCTGTTGTTTTCATTCCTTCAAATTTCGGATCGGCGGCATACTCATGGTATTTCTTTTTAGTAAGAGATTCCTTCCTATCAATAAACAGCCGCTCTAGCATTTGGGCGTCAATTGTTATTTGACGGTACCAGTGCGCTAGACCGGGAGTTTCTAATAGAAGTGTCTCCAAAGCCCCGATGAGGCTGATATGTTTCTTACTATCCTGTAACACCGTTTTATAATATTCAATTGCCTGTGGGGCAATCTTCATATCATTCTTAACAGCTTCAAACCATCCCTCGCCTCTGATTTCTGCTTTAGGCGGGGGAGCGGGGGACGTGGTAGCTTGAATAGGGGCGTTAGCCCCCGTTCTAGCATTTTCTCTTATCTTTGATACAGATATTACCATTATTCTAATTCCTCTGCTATTTCTGCTAAGGTTGATGAAATTGGTGCTTCCGCCCCACTACCAATGTCTGCATCAGCAATTTCCATAAGATGATCAGCATGAGCCATGAAATTACCCTTTTGAAACTTAACAATTTCTCCATTTTTAGTTGGATCAGTGTATTCATACCAGCCTTGCGAGCTTACCTTGAAAACACCTTCTTGCATCAAGACTTCAAATAGTCCAGAGTAAGGGTCTAATCCTGTTCCATAAGGAATTTGAATATCAACTCTTTCGAATGGTTTAGACACCCGTGACTTGATAATTTCCATGGTACACTGAATGCCCACAACATCAGAAGAACGCTTTAACACGTCTTTGCTCATGTCACCACGCTTGCTTTCAATAGCTTTTTTATTATCCTTATTATCAAGATCATCTAATTTTAACTGTTTTTTAGTTAGCATAAGACAGCCAGAAGCCATATAAACGAGTTTATTACCGCCGGTAGTTTTATGCTTAGGACCGTAACCATCTTGGTTATCCATTATGTGTTGAACGCCGACGCATAATAGTTTTTTACCGGCGACTAAGTGAGTTATAGAAATAATAAGATCGCCAACCTGTTTGGCTTTTTGACCCATATCACCCACAACTTTACCGATATCCTTACCAGCAATTTTATCAAACTGCGATTCGGTCATTAGTGCAGCATAAGAATCTACGACAAATACTATAGGAGGCAAATCGTCGCCCTCGTTATTATCAATAGCTTCTTGATACTGTTTTGCAGTTTTTGCAATAACAGTCTTAACTTCTTCAATCGTCGCGGCGGAAATATATTGTAGGTTGTCTAAATCCATACCAGCTTTAGCAAGCCACTTCTTCCCCTCGGTGTCATCAGTAGCATGTTCTATGTCCATCCAAATAACATATGCGCCGTGCTGGCGTTGTGCATCAGCGGCGGTTATTGCCGCCATCAACGACTTACCACTACCAGATTCACCATAAAATATATAGGAACGTCCAAATAGAAGTCCTTTAGTGAATTGTCCAGACCAAAGTCTATTCATAGCAAAGTTTTTACAACTACACCATAAATCGATATGCGAAAACCCCAATCTAAAAGATGGGGTGCTGATAGTGGATAATGTTTTTAGTAATTTATCTTTAAATCCTGAAGCCTTTTTAGCCATGTTTTTTCCCTTTTAAGTTTATATAAGAATACTCCCGGCACAATTTAATGCCGGGAGATTTGATTTTTATAAATCTTTATCGAGCAGCGGCTGCTTTATGTTTCGCAGTCAATGCCGCAACGCGCGAACGCACGTCATTGGGAGCCGATGTGGTAGCTGGTTGATCTTCATCAATCACCCCATCTTCATCATGGACTATCGCAGGTTTTACCGTAGTACGGTTCTTCATTATATTTTCCACCCCCGCCGAAGAGACGGTTGCGCGACCAGATTCAGCAATAGCTGGTTGGCTATCGCTTTCCTCAGAGGAAGCAGCAGTATCAGGACGCCAAGCTTTAATTCCGGCTTCTTCCCATTCAGGGTTCCACCGTCCTTCATCACGACCAAAGGCGCGATCAAGCGATACCTTCATCATTTCCGCATAAATCACAAACTGTTCATCAGACGGACGTTCCGGCAATCTTGCACGTAAGTCATGCATACCATATTCCAAAATCAACGCTAGTTGCTCATCAGGCATACGATGCATTCTAGGAAGAAACTGGGAAGATGAATAATTATTATAATCACCTTGTGCCGTAACAGAAATTCTAAATTCTGCACAGTCGAAAGCGCTCATCATGTCCGCAGGAAAGCTTCCATCAAAATATGCCTTGATATCTTCCACTTCATACGAACCCATAGGAGTGCTATCACCATAATCTCCCTTTTCGAGGGCGGTTTCAATTGGTGTATGAGCCTGTTTCTTAAACGGGAAAACTCTGATCGGATTCTCAGGAATGTTTTCCTCATCTTCTCTAAAGTCAGACTTGTTAACAAACCCCTGATAATAATAAGTAGGCTTAATCCAATGCTCACCAGCAATCTTTTTAACTATCTCGCCTTGCTTGGATTGACCACTCTTTGAAAGAACCTCCGCTTCCTTATAAAGGGCGCGAACAGGATTAAGAGTTCCACACTTAACATTAAGTTCATACATTTCGATAGTCGGAGCATTGACATACACAAATGCGGAATCGTCTTCTGGATCAACGAACTTCATTGGAACCAGTTTCTTAACAGTAAAAAATTTATGAGTAACCGGGTCTAACCACGGAATAAGCTGGATTTCAGCATTCTTACCTTTTTTCAGGTTCCAAAAGGGGAAAACCGAATTGTCTTTAACAAAGGTAGTCTTCTTAGCAGTTTCTTCACGATATTTTCTTACATCAATAACCATTTTAATTTCTTTCTAACAACAAGTTTATATATCGGGTTTTATTTTATGTTTATAACAACAAGTTTATCAACGACCGGTAGACCCGAAACCCCCACTCCCTCTTTCCGTTTCCGTTAAGGACGCAACATCAACAAATGTTGCACGAACAATAGGTGCGGGTATAACTACCTGTGCAATTCGCATACCTCTTTCAATAACAAATCGTTTACCGACTAAATTAATCAAGGCTGCAAATATTTCTCCCCTATAATCCCAATCGATTGTTCCGGGAGAATTTACAACAGCTATACCAAACTTTGCAGCCAAACTAGACCGTGATCTTACCTGAGCTTCAAAGCCGGGCGGAAGTTCGATACTGATACCTGTCGGTATCATTTCTATGCTTCCTTGTTTATTTAGGTAAATCGGTTCAAAGTTTGCTGCATATAGATCAAATCCAACGGCTCCATCGCTTTTATATTCAAGCGGGGGAAGACCCTTATAATGATCCATATATTTTACGTTTAATTGTATTGTAGGAACGGCACCATCAGCCATCATATATGGTTTTAATACCGCTGGTGCTGATGGTGCCGTAGTGACAGATGGGGTGTCGATAATTAAATCACCTTCTTTCTGTAGATTTTCTTCCTCTTGAAGTTTCCCATCATTTTCTTCAAGATTTCTATTCAATACCGTCTTTCTAAAGGAATTGAAATCAATTTCTGTAGAGGGCGGCAAAGCAATATCCGCAGTTTCTGGCTCCTGTAATATAGCCTTAGCTTCCTCCAATTCTGTCTGTTCGGTCTTCTTAAAAAGAGCCGAGCCAGAACTTGATATATTATCAAGGTTGACGGTAATTGGAGGATTTTTATGTCTGCGAACGTTACTCATAATTTTGATATAGATCGCCATTAAAAACGGTCAAGGGGATTAAACCATTTGCGGAAGAAAAATATCATCATCCTCAACAGGGTAATCGTCTTCAATAATCGGGCTGATATAATCATCCAAATCATCCTCAAGATTACGTAATTCTTCAAGTAAGTGTACCATGAGAATCGCGCTCATAACCAAATCGTCCTTACTACCTTCTTTCGCTTTATACGTAGGACCATATTTGATAAATGTTTTTAATTGAGACGCTAAAAATTCAGATCGGACAGTGAAAAGATTTCTTTCAATCAATGATTTTAAATCTTGAGCAAAGCGTTTTTTAGTAGCAGGAGTCGTCACCAATCCTCTATGGCGATTCCACGGAACCGGACCCATTTTTTGCCCTCTAGCAGTTGTCGAGACAATAGTCGCATCGATGAATATGCCGGGGAATGTTCGTTCGTCCATCATTTCGATCAGTCTTATAATACCAATACCGATTGCATTTCGTTCGACCGAGAAATAAATGTTGCAGCTTCCATCATGATCAGGATTTTCTTGCTGTTTATAATATAAACGCTGTAACACTCTCTTTAACATACGGGCTTGTTCATTTTGATCCGCCGTATTTGTGTTCCATTCCGCAACTTGCTTTAATGTTGGCATTTCCCACACTTGAATCGCCGCATCATCACCCACACCATCACCCGAAGGGTCCATCACCACTCCATAGGTTGTATTGGGTTGAATTTTTTCATACCAACGGCAACCCCATTTATCAATAAATTTAGGAACTCTGGTAAAATAATTCAAAGTTGCTAATTTCTGACCGGATATAAGTGTGTTATCAGTCGTTATGAACTGACACTCATATTCCGCTTGCCATTTAGTATCATCAATACCAGCAGCAAAATTCATATCCTTGAAAGCTTCGCCCTGATAACTAATAACTTCACCAGTGATGGGGTCTAGCTTTGTTGGCACTCTGGTCCAAGGAGAATAAAAAGAAACAAATGTTAGTGCGGCAGAATCTTCCTCATTAACCACGGTTATTTTTTTCTTCTTTATCGAATAATCTTTTTTAACCTCATCTGTCTCATACAGAGTTTCCGTTTTATCGACTTCAATTGTTTCTTCTTTTAAGAACTGGTTCCGCCATATTATGCTATCTTTATAAGGTTTGGCGTTAAACCATATCTTCGCAAACTTATCCTCATCGGTATTAGGAGTTGATGTTATTATACAATGTCCAAGACCACTGATGGTTGGGAAGATTGATGTCCAAAATGGTTCAGCTACGGAAGGTCTAACGAAAGAAAATTCGTCCAGATAAATTAAGTTATTACTTTTACCACGTCCTGATGTGGGTGTAGTAGCTGTTGATTTTATGCGTGAACGATTTTCAAATGTTTTGGTTTTAACATCGTTTTTACGAACGCCCGGTTTGATAAACCACGGCAATTCCTCATACGCATACCACATACGATCCATGATTTCATCAGCGCCGTCTTGATCCTTCGACGCAATAAGAATTTTTTGGTTCTTTTTGAAACATGCCCACCATAATATGAATATCGAGGCTAACTGGGTTTTGCCGCTCTGGCGGGGCAACATAGCAATTGATAGCTTATTATCTTGCCAGCAGCGCAGCATATGTTTCTGATAGTCAAAAAGGCGGATTTTAACAGCGCCTTGAAATTTACTTTCGACGTAGACGTATGTCTCTGCAAAATAAACAATGTCTTCCCGACATCTCTTAATTTCCAAAAAATCAAACTGAGAAAATTCCCATTTGATACCTTCCGGTTTGATTTTTTGGTCTTCTTCTAGGTCACAAACGGTGTATCCCGCTGTAGAGGTATAATATTCCATAAATCTATTTATATAAATTTAAATAAATCTATTTTAATTTATGCCATAGTTGGGTTTTCAGCAAATAATCTGTCTACAGAAATGCCCTGTTGAGTAGATATATTTTGGATCGCGACGTTCCTTGCTTGAATATCATTCTCAGCCTTGACCTTTTGAACCCAGTTCTCGGAAGTATCTGTATCTAATACTTTTACTGCCCATGTAGATTCTTTAACTGATGTTTTCACGGTATAATCATCGTCATCATCTAATTTATATTCATACTGCTTTTCTGGCTCTTTCTTTAATTCAGCCATTAATGCTGTAATGCGCCCCGTGCCCACCATTTTTTTAGGGTCTGTTTCCTTAGGCTCTTCTTCAACCTTTTTATAGTCATCAAACAGAGCGACGACATTTATTTCATCTTGTGAAATATTAAAGATATTAGCTAACTCAAATTTAACTAACCGTGGGTCGGCTGGAAAACCCAAAGAAATCTTGTAATGATATAAATTACGCCCAATATACTCTGGAAATTCTTTTTGACTGTTCATCATTTCTGAATTAACAAAATCAAACTTATAAACTCGTAAACTAATTAATTGGCTTCCTGACACGCTAAACGCATCAAACCCTTTATTATCGCAAGTATATACATCATATTCGTATTCAAGTTTTGTTTCTGCTAAAATCTTTCGAAAAGAATTCTTCATAATTAGGCTCCAATTAGTTATTTAGATTGATTGGTATCATCCATTAATTTCATCAGTTCCTCGCGAGAACCAACATAAAAATTTGTGATTGAGTTGGCTTTATTCTCACCGCCCGCCGATTTAGATTTACGTTGATAATTCAATTCTTCCAATCTAGTCTCTTTTGTTTTAAACTGAGTATCTATTTTGAGTTTGATTGCCTCAAGGGCTATTTTCATACTATCATTCGCTACTTCGACCGTTCGGCTTCGGTATTTCGGTTCTATTGTCGAAACCTCACCTTGTAAAGTTTCTGCCTGATTCATACTCAATTCAATGACTTTTTCTAATTGTTTTTCAGCCTCTAATTGTTTTTGATTCGCATCGTCCATATTCGGCAATTCCGAATTTTCAACATTCATCATGCTTATCTCATTAGGCAATACTGTCACTAAATGTGTTGTTTTTTCTGGCTCTGGTGGGGGTGCCATTCCGAGAGCTTCTGCAATTTTTGGGTTTACCATAAATTTATTTACTAAATTATCAAATAGATTTAATTCGTTTCACCCTAGAAACGCGCCCAACCTTTTTTGTAATTGTTGTCCTTGATCTTTTTTTAGCATTTGGTTTATTATCCCCATATTTATCGGCATAAACTTTTGGATGTAAAACCTTCTTATCTATTTTTTTGATTTGATTGGGTAAAGTTAAATTATTATGCGCGTAAGTGGTTGTTATTTCCTTTTCATTACCACTGAAAATATTAGTTTCATTCATCACTTCAAACTCAATATTTCGACGGGCACACCATTGTAATGCTGCAACCCACTTGGCTTGATTTCTTGCTTGTAATGCCACATCGGCTGCTGATTTAGCGTGAGAAGCTAATTGTTCTTTTGCTGGTTTTATTTCTATTAATTTAGTGACCTGAACCCGTGCTGCATTAATCAATACAATTAGAAAATCTGGAATATATACTTTTTGTTTATTGGTCAAAGGATCATGATAAGGAATTTTAACTGGCTCGGATGCCCATTGTAACACGTCTGGTGTTTCATCGCAATAATGCATCATATCAGTTTCCCAACTACTGCGGCTGACGCAACCATCACTATTAAGACACTTTTCAGGAAACCTTGGTTCAAATATAGTAGGTTTTTTAAATCGTGCCATTTATTAACTTCCAGACGGTCCTACAGTGGATGTTTGATTACTGGTAACTCCTAACCCCATACTATTTAAATCCGCCTGTAGCGCCGCCGCTGATGATACAAATTGAGGATTAGTTTGTAATGTAGTAAGATTAATACTATTCAATCCAGTATTTGTTGTAGGAACCCCGTTTACTAATGGTGCCGTCCCACTAGCAACCCACGTTGCTGCCATTTGTGGCGATGCGACAGTTTGTGCCGCCGATGCAGAAAGATCACCAGTTGATACAATTGGACTTGACGCTGTAGTTGAAGCATTCGCTGTTGATAGCGCTGATGCCGCCGCCGCTGTAATAGTATTACCTGCAAAGAAATAACTTGATAAATTGGTAGGATCAGTTGAGGCATAACTAACATCACTGCTTGTTGATCCCGGTTGTGCCACCATATTACTATGACCATCCGCAGTAGCAAATGAAACCCCTGCATCTAATCCTAAGTCGGTATCAAACCACTGTGTGATATCATTTGCACTTTGTCCAACTTCAAAATACATATGCTCATATTTAAAGTTCATAACTATTTTTTTATAGTCAGAGCCGTTTTGTGAGTCCATTCCATCAGGCGTGAAATTTGTAATCACCGGACATACATAATGATATACATTAACACTTGTTGGGTCAGCACCCAAATCATAAATTATGATTTCATTAAAAAAGTGCCTACTTGTGGAAAACCGTGGCGTGACACCTAATGACGGTCGGGTAGTCATCGATGCTCTCACATTAGCACCAACTAGATCATTTCCCTGCCTAACATAATTGTTAATAATATTTGTTGGTGTTCCAAGTTCTATTCCAAGATCACCACCATACAAATAGAAGCTCTGATATTCAAGCCATAATGCTGCTGCCATAGACGAGTTATCATCCTGAAAAATCATACAAGATGGTTCAAATTTATAAGTGGTTGGCGATTCAACAAACTTATTATACGATCTGAGCGTTTCGAACTCAAAAGATACTTTAGGTAATTCTATACTCTCCAATGGAGCATATAATCTTCCAGAAGTGAGGTAAGTTCCCAAATCTGTTCTAAATGCCGAAACTGCATTTGTATTAATCACGAATTCTGCCAAATAAGTAAACTTCATCCGTGGATAAACGATTGAAGTTCTTGTTGTAGCTGTTGATGTCTCGGTACCACGCACATTTTGTGCGTGGTTGACCGCTGGAAATCCTCTGTATCCGTTATCGTTAATTGAAACCATGATAATATTTATTCAATAAATGTCTTGACTTTTCTGACGGGTAGTCATATTTCATGTTAAAGAGGAATTAATGCTAGTAATTGTAAAAAACAATGATATAAACCAAGCTTTAAGAAAGCTGAAGAAGAAAATGTTTAATGAGGGAATCATTAAAGAATTGCGCAAGCGTGAGTTTTACGAACAGCCGTCCGTCAAGCGCCGTAGAGAACGCGCCGAGGCTGTTAAGAGAGCGGCACGTAAGCAGCGTGATAAGTATATTGAATTGAACCTTATCGTCGCTCCTGTCAAGCCAAAGAAAGAACCATATATTAAAAGGAAGCCTGTGTAATGTCATTAAACCCAATCAATGATCGTGTTGTGGTAAAGTTAAAAAATACCAATATCGAGAAGAAATTGAAGGGAATCATTATGCCTGAAACAATTAATGAACTAATTGTTGAAGGTGAAGTAATTGCAGTTGGTCCCGGTTTTTTGAAAGATGATGGTTCTTATCGTCAATTAGATGTTGTGGTTGGAGACAATGTTATGTTTCACAAAGCATCAGGAACCAAAGTGAAAATAAATAATATAGACTATGTGATTATAACCGAGTCAAACATTTTCGGTACTATTAATTAAAAAGGGCGCTTAAAGCGCCCTTTTCCTTATCCAGTTAATCCACCAGATACTGCAACACTTGAAGTATCCGTACTGACTGATGCGCCAGTAATATTAATTCCCGTGCTACCGGATGCTCCAATACCTGTTGAGCTAATCCCGCTCATAGAAGCAATTTCTGAAGTTTGTGTCATAGTAGCCATCATAGAACCTGACTGATCGAAAACGATACAATTATCAAATCTTATGGTTATATCAATCGTCTTTACCTGTGATTCCTCATCATAGTTCATTTCACCATCATTCAAATCAGCAATGTAACAACCGGCATATGAATACCGACGCAAAACGTTCGGGTCAGAAGCAGAAGAACCGGCAGTAGCACCACCGGCAAGAATATCGATATCCATTTCAAATTTGAAGTTTTCGCCAGCACGGCTTACGGTCTGATCATAAAAATTCTGTTGTTTTGCGACCTGATTTTCAATAAGATCACGAACACTGTTCGTGATATCGTCAGCAAAAGTCATAGACATTGATTTCCACTGTCCACGACCGGGTAGATACACTACTGATACATATGAAGCTAATTTAATTTCTGGAAATTCAATGTTAGGCAGAGTGACTTTTTTGATCTGTCTCGTCATTGCGTAAGGGGAAGGTGAGGTACTTCCACCGAAATCATAGAACTGAGCGCGATATTTATATGTTAAAATGGGTTGAAGTTGTGGACTCCGGCTACCATCCATCCCCGGAACGCCAAAATTGGCTAATGAATTTACACTAATTTTCCTTCTCCTTTATAAAAGAGGTTGATATTATTATTTAGGAAAATTAATTACATTAAAGAAAAACATACTATATAACTAAATATATTTTGTCGGTCACGATGCTACCAACATCTCCAAAAGAAGTAATAGTGGGACCGAAGGATATCAAAGATTATAAAAGAAGTACGGTGTACTTTTCTCTAGTTTTGTTTTTTGAATATCTTCTTCTGAATCTTTTCTAATAATACCAATCATAACACGTATAACATCATGGTGGGATATAATCAAAATATTCTTTTTTGCTGCGATTAGAGGAACCATTTCATTTACGATGAATGGACGAACTTTATCTTCCAGATCATCCAATGATTCTCCAAATTCAGGGGTTTCATAATAATCACGTTCCCATAATCTATAGTGCCTTGGCGACAATTTAGCTCTAAGCTCTTTCAGAGAAACTCCCTCAAAAATACCAAGGCACCGCTCGCGCAATTCTTCCCTAAATGAGATTTTACTACCGATTCTATTGGTCCATATGCGAGCACAATCCTGCCCTGCTTCTAAGTCAGAACAAAAAATATTATCAAATTTATATCCTCTTAAAGAATCAACAGTGTCACGGAAATCTTCTCGTGCCTCTTTCGACAATTGACTTACCATCTGTCCAGAGACAATACCGTTTTTTTCTAAATCTGTATCTCCAATAACTATTAATACTAGCATACTAATTATATATGTATTTCCTTGCCAGAGTTTTAGACCCTGTAGCTCTTTCTAACCACATTTCGTTAATTTTTGTCAAATGTTGATCTTCTAACATCGCATCATCTAGTAATTCTATTGTTTTATTACATAATGTGGTTTTTAGTTTTTTATCGGTAATTAATTCTAAAAGAATATCAATGGGAAATACTTCTCCGTGCATGGTCGGATTTGATATCCCGCTATCGTCGATAATATGACAGATTTTTATTCCTAAAAACTCAAGAATCTCGTCATCGTCAAACCCATTATCTTTATTATTTGGATAAAATGGAAATTTCTGTTCCGCTACAAGTTCAATATAATATTTTTTATTATCAAACATAACTACAGTAGGAACAATAGCTTTCATACCTGTACCAAAATCGGTCGGTAATATTTTAACCTCGAATAGATTTATTACTATTTTAGCTATTTCTTCTGCATGTTGTTTCAAAAATGAAATCATATGTATTATTTAGTTTGGGGAGTGGGATTTGTCCATATTTTAATCTATACTATTATAGTAACTAATGAAATTTTCATAAAAAAAACTATCACATAATAAACCGGGTGTCAACCACATTTTTATCAACCCCTGATAAAAAAATCTCCCAAGAAATTTTCTTGGGAGATTCAATTATATTATATCATTTTTATATAATATTAAAATGGAAAACTATCACCAGTATTTAGGATAGTTATTGGAACATATATGAATTCAATACTCTTTTCCGGCTTGATCGCCACGTCCACCCACAACTGATGTTCATCAATTAATGCAGGGGTGTTGTTGTTATCATCACACTGTACCGCATAATCATATAATGCTCTAAGAGCAGTTAGACCAGCAAGATAACGCTGAGTGGTGATTAACGCGGCGCGACGGGTAATCGAGTCATTAAGTTCGAACAAGAACGGCTGTAATAGCAGCTTTAAGTCATACTGCATCTTAGCAACAAGTCTAGCAACGTTGACACGATCCATCGCAGAAGAGATTGGAGAGAATGTCATCTGTCCATATGCACAAAGTCCACGGTTTGGAATATATGCTAACGGGTTGATTTTATTCAACTGTAACAAATCTCTCTGAGTACGAATTAATCTTAAAGGAGTATAAACATCATCATTATTAAGATATCCAACTGACTGAAAACTATCGATCATACCACGGGTAAATCCTGCTGGTGGGAACCAAGGCGCAGCCATTTGATCTGAGTAAGCAAACATTCTAAGAACCGCATGAGAAGGCGGAACAAAGTCGTTGTTACCTGATAGATCAGAAGCAATACCCCACGGATACCAGAAACCAGCATACGGGCTACCAGCAGAAGAGAAACCGCTTTCACCAGTTGACACAACGTTATTAGAATTCGATGCCCATTCAGCAACTGTCACGTTACGTCCTGAGGTAATGCCATCTGGAACCATATATTTCGGAGTATCGCATATCATAAACGAGGTGTTACCCTGATCAGTATTCAATTGTAGCATCGAATCATATAATTCTGGATATCCGGGAGAAGTGATAAGCTGGAAGTAAACCGACTCATCCCTAATATCATTATTACTATTATATGCCGATTGCATAGAACGAACAACCATCTGACGCACCGCTTGGCGTCCAAACAATCCACCCGTGTCAGGTGCCCAATTATTACCTTGCTGAGGAACTACAACATATGAGCCACCAACCATTTCCACGGTTACGGGAGTGTACCCCGGTGTGAATATTTTAACAGTATTAGTAGTGAGTGATTCGCCTAGATTTAACCAATAGGTTCCATTGACAACCACAGTTGCGTTAGGGTCCTGATCAGTCATTAATATCGAACTAGTAATGTCAATCCATTGGGAACCCTGCCATTGCTTCATGACCGGGAAGTTGTCTAGATTTTCGGGGGTTGACACATCAACCCAAATTGCTCCCGGATTAGGGAATTGTGGGGGTGAACCTGAAATAACTTTTTGTTGAGCAGTCGGATTTAAAACAGTCGTAGTTGTAATCGGGACCCACTGATTGCCATATCCAAAATCAGTACCCTCAACATAAAGAGCAAAATCTGTAAATGTGTCATTATACCATAATGTTCCGGGCACCGGGTCAGTCACAGGAGCAACATTTTGAATGATAATAGGAAGGGGAATAAAATTTAACCCAGTTCCAATATATAATGGATGATTACCGGTTGTAGAAATCTGCGAAATATCTTCCCAAATCGTGTATTGATTTGGAATCGGGCTTGTTGGCTGTCTGATTATCGGAATAGTAACCCACACATTATCAACAGCACGATATCTGGTTAGATTCATATTATTACCACCGCTGGACGAAGTGGTTTTATACCAGAAGGTATTAGCTACTGCCCCAATCGGAACGGTTCCCTGTGTTGCGATGCTTGCACCGGCTCCATAAACAGTCACGAGATTAGCGTTAGTTGCCGGTAACCAATTTCCACCATTCTTGAACAGGATTGTTCCATTAAGTGTGGAATAATCAAATCCAAAATCCCCATCATTACCAATTGTGTTGGTTGGGGTTGATGTGAATAATGTAAATGGAACAGCACTCCAATTAGTGCCATCATATTTGAAAATACCTCCAACGACCTTGGATGGATTAATCCAGTAAGTTCCATCCGGGGGCGGTAATACCGGCTCTTGGGTTGACGGAACTAATTGACCAAGATCAATATTAGCTCTAATCACGTATGCAAAGTTGCTCATTCCTAAAAAGGACCAAAGAGCAAACAAACCGTATTCGTTTGTTTCATCACCATGTACCGGCTCACCATCGCTGGTTACGAACACAGGATTTCCATATGATAATAGAAGCTCACGCTGAGACGTAATAATGCGTAGCTTATTTGATTCGGCGGTACCTGCTGCAATTCCAGAACCATCAGGAGCAGTTTTGTTGGCGCGGGTAGCAAACACCACTAAAGGGATTGTAGTAGGATTAGGACTTGCGTAGATAGATACATCATTTACGAAAGCTGCTACGCCTGCTGAGTTTAATGTGGGCATTTTATAATCCTTATAAATTAACTTGTAATATTATTTATAAGAACTAAAAAAACAGTTTCCTTTGGGACCGAAATAACATCAAATCTTTGTTGCTTGTTCAAAAATCATTATTTCTTCGTCGGTTGCCTTAATAACAACTTTATCTAATTCCATCATCTCATCGATTTCTAAGGTATAATCTAAATCTCTTATTGGGATTTGAATGTTATATATGTATTTTGTTTCATATACTTTGACCGGAGGACTAAGATATATCTCAGTTGAAAAATTTAAATTGAAAACATAAGCCGGGTCAATATCAGTACCGGTAGGAATTTCTTTTTCCTTATGAACCTCGCCTTCAAACAGTACCGAACTGACCGCACCCCAATCTACCGGTGAATTAGAAACTAATATCTCCAATCGTGGGTTAAAAATTTGAGCTATCTGTTCGGCTAACTGCCAACCTTGATCATTATTTGGTGCCCATATCGATAATTGAAAGGCAAGATCATATGGGACCGGCATGAAGCGTTCTACAGTCTTCTTCTCTCCCGGAACACCAATAAGAAATTTACCATTGGTATCTTTCCTGCGCTCGATATAACTGTATTTTTCTCGGTGTGTTGGATTTTGAACCCAATCTTGTTTTCTTCTAAACCCGGTATCAGTGATTGCCATAACTGGAAGAGTATTCAAAATGTTTTCATTACCGCCATTTAATAGATATCCGCCGACTCGGCTCATGTCTCCATATACCACCGGAACGTCTAGGAATCTTATTTTACCGTCTCGTTGATTGCCAGTTCTTACCTGATATCCAGAAAACATAGCTAATATCTGAATCATATATCTTTTAAACTGTGCATCATATGAAAAAGGTTTCCTAATAAGTTTATCACTTTTCTTTGTAGATGAAATTGGATTAGTTGGTCTTTTAATATTAGGAAATTCTTGAGTCATTATGGTTCTTTCACATCACTATCGGAACATGTAGGATCAGAGCGTTCCTCTCTGTCGGTAATAACATCATGAATTGACCGCAATTTCCACTTACGAGCCTTATCCTTCTCTGACCGATCAGATAAATGTTCTCTCAATTCATTAATATAATTATATTGCTGCCATTCACGCTTGTTATCAACTTGACGCATTCTCCAAACACCGCCTTCAAACCGGTATAATTTATTTGGTATTAAATCCACCCGTAGGAACCAATCTCCGTCCTGAGGATTTCCGGGGAACCCGGCTCCATATTGCACCGGTTCACCATTCGGCGGTTTCCCGCTTTGGAACCAAGGGTTTACATTGCGTTTGTCTGGATCAAAATACATTACATGCGTATCATACATAGTGATATGTGCTTGTTCGTCAGCCATCGACTGATTAGCTATATTAATAGCTTCTAAACTCTGTTTATTACCAAGTTGTTCAAGTATGTTTTTACCATATTGGTCTGTAACATTTTCTAGAATATCCAAAAATTCCTGTTGATTTCTTACCGGTTTTAATATAATCGCCAGAATATGCCTATTATATTGTGCGTCATACCCATTTGGCGACCATGTAACCGATGATACTTCATACCATTTGTTACCTGATTTTCCATTAATACCAACTTCTCTCAAATGCTCCAATTCAACCACATCACCTACAATGAATCTACGTCCCATTATTTCTTCTAATGTTTTAGTATGAAATTCCATTGTGATGACATCATTAGACAACGCCATACCGAATTTAAGATATTCCAGTTCATTTGCAGAAACTTTATAAACCCCTTTTAATACCGGGATACTATCAAAATCATATTTCCTATCACGGTTTTCATTTAATACCGGGTCTTGTAATCCTATAAATGAACCAATATCCAACGCAGAAAGTTTGGTGCCATGCTCATCATGTTTGATGCCGAGCGCATCGCGATCCTGATCGAAGGTACCCAACATTCGAAACACGTTAACACAAACCCCAGACATGTTAATCTGGTCGGCAACGATGTTTGAAATGAATGCGCTATTTTTCGACGGGTTGCCAAAATTGGTCCCCGGCTCATACATTTCAAATGGTTTAATAGGTGTGAATTTTGGCATATGTTACCTTCATTCTGCCTTAGGGCGCTTGATTATTTGTACTTTCTTCCCATCGTAGTTAGCAACTGATCCAGTGGCAATACCGGTAATATGAGTTATCTGTTCTGGTACCTCGTCTTTTTTCTTCAAGGTTCCCACAAACTTACCATTATAACTAAAAATAAGTAAATTGAATACGCCAGTAGATAGCCGAACAGGGGTAGTGCCTATGTATGATACGTCTATGTTGACTTGTTCATTATCAGGGAAAGATTTAGCCTCGTTTGCTGCTGCCTTAATATATTCTTCCGCGCTAGGAACTTCATTTCTATGGGAAGACCTCCAATTTTTACCCTTGATTGTTACTGAAAATCCTGCACCGGCTTTCGCAACATATCCTTTTGATGCTAGAGATTGAACAGTGGTTGCTACCTCATCTTTAGATATCCTGTATTCCTCATATTCCCGTACCCGACCGGCGCTGGTAAATCCACCAATCGCATTTAAAACAATCATTTCAAGTGGTGATAAATCATTAGTGTCATTAGTGACCTTTAGATTATTAACTGCGTCTGGATGGGTAATAAATTCCAAACCTACGTCTTTACCACGGGAAATAGTATGTATTACAACCATATGATCCTTATCCAATGTTAATTGGGAATTAGGTTCTAATGGTGCCACTCTTTGGGTTGATAATTGAACACCAAAATAGGAATCTCTAGAGCCACCATCCCACCGGTTAGCGGTGATGGGAATGTCTATTTTTGATGTTACCGACGCGCTAAATTTCTGCCCGGTATATCCATCAACATGTCTTAAAAACTCGGGAACATCTTTGGGATCAAGATATATCGGAGATTCTTTAATTAATATTTTATTGAATTGTAATAAATGTTTTGTTAACATAAGTATTATCCTCTTGAAACCAGTGCAACGCCTTGACCGTCTGCCCAATCTAGCAATCTTTGTTCTAATTCTTTTATGTCAGCATGACCTTGTTGTTTTAATTCATTACCTTTTAAGGTGGTATTTCCCTGTGCGCCCGGTAATGAGCCGTATAATGAATATTTTTCTCCTAATATTACGCGGACATGAGCAAGAGTATATTCTTGTAACCAATCATGCGCCCAATGATCATTTAATAATTCACCGACTGTTTTCAACATACTAACTCTGATTGCCACAACTTCATTTTCTTTAGGAGTCTGTGTTATAATAAGCGTATTGGTTTCATTACGGTAAAGGAAATGAATTTCTCTACCAAACAACTTATTAACCATATTTTGATATTCCATCATGAGTTCATAAGTTGTCAAACCACCGGGGGCGTTTGCTCCACCGTTGGAAAAATTCATAGTAGAATTAATAAATCCTGCATAAAAAGGTTCAAACTGTCCTGACGACATTCCCAAGCTGTTTTGTCTCAATACTTTTTGCACCAAGTCAATTCTTTTATTCAAAGTGTATGTTTGAACATTGGCTTTTAATTCGAGACAGCCGTATGTTTGTACCACCGAACGCTCGCTCATCGCGCGATATTTTTTTAATGCCTTATCAAATGCCATGACATAATCAACATCCTCTAAATCCACGCGGATGTTAGAGCCGCCAAGCATAATAAAACACTGATAGAACATTCTATCTAAAGATGTTCTATCATCAGCAGTTAATTCTTTAATCTCAACCGGTTCCATCATTGTAAAAGATGACATTTATATTTTCCTAATATTATTTACGCCATTGGACCTACAGGACTAGTACCTGCACTGGCACCAGCACCGGGCATTACAGGATTTTGACTGATCGAGCCGGTCGCTTTATCTCCTGAAAAATCAGGTCCACGACCAATACCGGGTAATGCTTTAGGAGCCAATCTAGTATTGCTTCCTCCTGCCGACATACCAATGATAGCATTATATGTTTCAGTCTGAATGGTTAGTGACTGAGCCAGAATATCCTTGATACTTGTCAGGTATACGGTTTGGCTGTCTAATGAACCTCTAATTTCATAATCATTCTTAATTTCCGCCCCTTTTCCAGTATCAAACAATCCACCAACTGCTTCACCGGCTGCTGCGCCCATTTTTGCTGCTTTAGGAGCAGCAAAATAACCTATTCCCATACCAGCAATACCACCTAGTATCGTTCCAAGCGGTCCACCAATCGCGGTACCAATCGCAGCGCCCGCCACTGCCGAGCCATACGCACCTAGTCCCGCTCCCGCTACAGCACCAGTAGCGCCACCAACACTCTTTCCTGATGCATTGCCATCCGCATCTAGATATCTTTTATTGGCAAATACATCAATAGCCTCACCGCCCGCCGCTAATAACCCACCACCTTTAACCCAAGGAGATTTAGCGGCACTACTTGCGCCACCAGCAAATTTTTCCCACATAGATAGTGATCTTGCGGTGTTTCCAATCGAAGCGGCTGATGCTCCTAAAGAATTCGCTGCGGCGGCGCTTCCAAGAGCTTGACCAGTAGCATTGATCGCCCCCGGCGTTCCACTTAAGACCGATCCAGCCATACTTGACGCACTACCAACAAATCCGAGTTTTGACCCAATTGCTCCTACAGCACCACTGATTCCTTTTCCAATAAGACCCCTAGCGGCAACTAAACCAAAACCAGTTATTATTGATGTAACAATTTTACCGGGCAGTGATCCAATAGTCGTATTATATAATAATTCCATACGATTTATAGCTGATACAAATCCATCCTGACTATTTTGAGCATCTTGTAATTCTTTAGTTGGCATTCCAGCAGTTTGAAAAGTTTGTGCCTGTGACCGTATAGCACCCATACCATTATCAAGTCTACTTGCTAAAATGGGACTATATGATCCGTAACGATTTAAATCTAACTGTTGTCTTTTTGTTATAGCCAATGCTTCATTACCCGCAGTGTTTGCATCACCGCCTCGTTTAGTAGCATTTAATAACTGCTGTAACATATTCATTACATCAGGACTAGTAATTAATCCTGTGCGTTCCTTCTCGTCCATCGAGACCATCATATTTTGGACGCCACCGGCTGCTATTGATCTTTTATATAAGGATTCTAATTTTGTCTGTCCAGAATCATGTAACATACTACTAATGCCAGTGAAAGATTGTAACATCTCTTGACTTATAGTACCAATTGCTGCTTGTTCTTGTGCTTCGGCTCTATCTTTTGCTAACTGTTGTTTGGCAACTTCCATTGAAACGCCGGTATTATCTCTAATCGTTTTCAATGCATCCATTTGGCTTGTGAAAACGCCTAAGAATTTTGCATCAGTTATGGATTGATAGTTTCCGGTACGCCGTTCCATTTCGTATGATGATAACAATGCACCAGCTTTATCATCATTAGACATTGATTTATAAGCGACATTGCCTGTCTTTTCCGCAGCTACGAAAGCCTGACCCAAATCCGCACCAATCTGACCAAGGGTTTTACCCATGCCCATATTACCTAGATTTCCTTGCATGTTTTCAACATTGTTTTTCAACATCGTTGAAACTTGATCAGGAGTAAATGTTGTCGATTTACCAAAAGAACTAAGATTATTCCAAATAGCACTAAGAGAACCACCGGTCATCTCACCGCTAGTAGTACGCCCTTGGCGTAAGGATGGCAGTAGTTCATGAACATATTGACCAAATAAGTGTGCGGCTTCTGCAAATTCCGTTATCGCTGCACCCATCAGGAGTCTTGATTTTGTTTCATCAGATGGCGCGGCGTGGAAATCTTGTGTTAAGCTATGATATTTTTGTGTCTTTTCTAAGAGCGCCGTAACCCCAGTAAGTTCTTTGATGTTTCTAGTTAAAGAACTCATCATTTGAATAGAAGCGGATGTACTGCGTGATAGCTCACGGAATTCAGCAATAACTTTAGATAACTCTGCTTTTAATGCTATCTCAGCAGCGGCATCACCATCACGACGCGATTTTTCTATTGCCTTGGTTAATCTCTGAACTTCAGTAGATAACCTCTTGCCATATGCCGTGTCTCTATTAAGATCAAATTTAGATTGTGGTGTGTTTGTTGCCATAAAAGTAAAACCCCATGATATTTAATCACAGGGCTTCACTCCGACAGAAGGCATATTATATATTTCTATTATTATTTAGGAAAATGTTGAGAAGAATTCTCCAATTTCTCTTTTAGAAGACCCATTTTCTAACATGGACGCTTCAATTTTTATTTTATCTTCACCAGTTAACGCGGAAACAAATCCCTTGACAATATCAACTTCATACTTAGAAAGTGTTTTAGCAAGCGCAATATAGTCATTAAAGGCTTCACAAGCTAATGGAACAAACGGTTCAATCAATTTATACATCTCTTCGGCATATACTCTGATTTCATACTGAGCATGGGGGTCGGCGCGCAATCTAATAAAATTGAATATGTTTCTTAGATCACATTTCCAATACATTTCCGAATAGGTTGCCACGGGTAACAACATTCTCGCTAATTCTCTGGCTATTCCGGGAAATTCCTTAGAGACAATAGCTAAATCATTAGCAATATAAAAATCTTCAATTACTTCCTGAATGTCTTCTTCCGTCCATACCTTTTCTGAATTAAGATCACGAGCCTTACGAAGCGCATTAACAGCAGCTTGTTCTACAAATAGTCTACGAGCCTCAATTGCATCCGGGGGATTGGACGTTGCCGTACCGATTACAGCACCACTTTCATCCTTTATTTCTTTAGGACCAAGAACGTGATTATAACCAATAAATGCTTCTCTATAAACATGATCAAAGATTGCCCTAACCGCAAAATAATCGTTCTCAGTCAAAGTTTCATCAACTCTTCCTTGATTATTAGTTTTGGATTGGGGAGCTAAGTTCTGAAAGGATGGGAAATAAGTTGTTTCCTCTAACACCGAGTACCTACCGCTCATTTCATTGATATGCGCAGTCCTATGGCGATGCCACTGACGAAATACAAATATAGGCGCTTTAACATGAAAAACGAAAGAACACATTTCAAAAGGAGTCATGTGCAAATGCTTCATCATATAACGGATAAGCCCGCGATTATTACTCGTTCGGGTTGTTCCCTTCTGATAAGAAACTCTCGCTGCATTAACAATGGATTGATCAGCGCCAAGAAAATCGACTAACCCAATATGTCCATGATCTAAAACATCAGTATAAACAGGCTTCCAAATTGGAAACGTTTGATCGCCAATGTTAAAACTCTCGGTTTCTTCCGAGAAATCGTCAGGGACTGCAACTTTAATATACTTCATCATTTATCCTACGAGTTTTGTTAGAAAGATTTGATTATTTTCTTCAAGTGAAAGAGAAGAATCAACTTCATTTAATATTATTTTAGACCAATTTGAATAATTATCAACCCCTGTTTCAGAGGAATGGGTAGTTTCTGTGGTCAAAGTGCCAGTATCTGTCCGTACAATTTTAATTAACTCGCCTTCATTCTTATGAATGAAGTCAAATTCATTTGCAAAGCGACAATCAGTAACAAACCCGATATCAAAGCCATCATACATTCCCGAATTGATATCAAGCTGTAGACAGATGATCCAAAAATCATTATGAATACCGTCACGCATAGCCTCGGTGCCGAGCTTTTGCATAAACACTCTACGAGTCATGCCTAACATTTCACATGCTGGATCAACCACGCCGTCATTCAACATGGTTTCTTTATAATCTATATCATAGTCTAACCGATGTCTGTCCCATCCAAAAAGCAAGGTACTGATATCTTTTAATCTAGAGGCAAACGACAGTCGTGTCGTTTTTAATCCCTGTTGCTCGTAATATTCTTTGAGCACTTGGTGAGCATGGTCTTTCCCGGAACCGGCTTTACCGGCTAATCCAATAATTTTCATGTTTATTAGTTAGTCAAGATCATCGCCATTATCAATAGACAACCCGGACTCTTTATAATTGTCGTATCCATATTTTGCCATCAGGGCGGCTTCAGCCATACCATCATTCTTTTTTAATTTAAAACTTTTCAAATTGTCTGGAAATAGTACGCGCGCCAGCGCCAAGCTGTCATTCTTATCAGAATGTAAACTGTAAGCTGCTTTCCATTTTTGTGGTCTTATTTTGAAAAAGGGGATGTGTAATCCAGATAATATACCCTCATACTGCCCTAAATTTTCGCCAAACCTGAACATGCTCGTTGAGCCTTGACCGGGACGTGCCGTCACACTTTCGAGGATTGCGATGTCGGGAGCAAATTCTTGAATCAATGAAACGGTTTTTTTCAAATCCATTTCATTTCTTTTCTTTTTTTTACCATTTTTAGTAAAGATTACTGAAAATACTGGTGTAGCAAACACATGTAGTTCACTCACATCATAAAATGCAATCCCGCCAGATAACCCCGGATCAATCCCTAATACTTTCATAAGTAATTCCTTTATGAATTACTTATGTGTTTTTCACTGCCGGTGTTTAACCATTAAATTAGACAAATTATCTTGCATTTTATCTAATTGACCACGCGTCTTAGGATGCCCAGTTTTAAGCCAATCATAAAAATATTCAAGAAAACCAGATTGTTTTTCTAACTGAGGAATAATATTTTTTAATACTATATTCTTAGCAACTCTTTTATCATCTTCCGAACCGTAAAAGAATAATGCCGGGTCACTGATAATTTCATCAATAATCTGATCGCTCAGATGTCTATTGTTCTGTTTATTAATATCATGATCTTTTATCTTATTAGAAAATACCATCTTAGGCGTTGAGGGTGGTGGTGGGGCGTTTTGAGCCGCGCCAGCTTTTCCCTTTCCGGGTGGTTGATTATTAGGTTGTATTGGTTGCGCGCCGGGTTGTGGTTTTGGCGGCGGCGCTTTCCCTGTCTTAGACATATCATAACGCGGGTCTATTTCAAATTGATTACGCGCCCTATAATATTCTACAGTCTGGTTATATAACAATCCCTTACCAGCCAAATCTGAATTTAGAATTCTTTTCTGAGCAATCGTTAAGTTGTTGTCATTAGGACTTTTTTCGAAAAGTGTTTCTGGACTGGTTTTCAGAACCTCGAATAAAGTTTCATAATATTTTGGACCAAGTGTGGCGTCTTTTGCTAACATTCTCATATCGTTAGGACGAAGAGACAAAACAGACATCGGTAAATCCGCACTGAAGCGGTTCAACATGAATTTAGACCAATAATTATCTAAATTGTCATCTATAAATTTTGCATCTTCTGTTGGGATAGCATAATTCTCATAATTTGCTTTATAAAATCTGAACACGATTGCCGCAAAGAAGTCAGGAGCGTTATCCTTACAATACTTTTTATCCTCATCTGACATTTGTTCAAAGTGATCAGCGTATTTTTGAGCGAGTGCTTTAGCCTTCTGCTTCTTCAAAAATCCGAATTCTGTTAATAGCTCTTCTGTTAGCGAAGTTTGAATCATTTAAATTTGCCTTAAATCAAATAATATTTATAAAAATAGGGAACAACCTATTCCCTATTTTTTTCTCCCCGCTTTTTCTATCGCTTCAGCTTCTGCGGTACGGTGTTCTTTCAAAGCCTCTAAAATGTAATCTATCTCAAATGATGGATAACGTTTAAGAGATTCGTAGTTCATTGCGCCGTCGAACCCAAGGCTTATCTTTGTAAGATTCTTGATGATGTCTTTTCGGTTTTTGCCGTTTTCTTCAATGGCGCGGAGGACTGAATCGGCGTCACGGTGTCCACCGCTTTTGTAAAAAGTTTCTGCGGGTCAAACTCCAATCTAAATGTGTTTTCATGCCCACATGATCCGCAGGTATATTTTACCTTTGCCAAACCCTCAATATGAGTTTTTAAACTGGATATTTTTTCTTGGATGGCGTCAACTTGACGTTTGTCCAACTTTCCAAACCATTCTCTGATAATATCGAAGTCTGATGTTTTTTGTCCAGACGAACTCTCAACATACATAATATATGATAAGATCGCTTCTACTGCGAGGGTTTGCATCTCGGTAAATTTATTTGAATATTTTTCAACAGATACCTCATCAAAAATATCAAAATTCTCATTCTTATCAGCTTCATAAGTCGTGTATAATTTCTTAAAAAGGTACATCCCGTCTTCAAAAGATATCGGTTTAATGTAAACCTTTTGGTTTGAACCCGGTAATACGCATATTAAATTATCTAAAAATCCTTCAATTTCATTAAATGGACGATAGTTGATTAATATCTCTTGCAACAAATTTATTTGTATGTCTGTTTTATTCCGACATTCGAAAAATTCATCCTTGCGTTCACTTTGAGCATCTAATTCAATTCCCTCTTTAACTGTGGGATTCTGACATACGTGTGTGACACTAAGCTTTTCTCCGTTAGAAGCTAGCCGTGATGCCAATAGAATAGCTTCTACGTCCACTTCAGCGAGTTTATCAGGGTTGATGACCTCAGGTGCAACCCTTTTAATTAATTGGGTTGTTGCCTTTCCTGACAGGATTAGGAAAGGATCATTGAACATGTTCTCTTCCAATAACGAAACAGGAAATATTTCTATATTAGCGGGATCAGCCTCTGTGGAGAGAACTTCTCCCACGTTATAAAACTCAGCGTTAGTTGGTAACGATACAGCGACTGATTTAGCTGCTGGATTAGACTTCATTAAATCATCTATGAGAAAATTGCTCATTTAAAACCTTTCTAGGGCACATATATAATTATATTCCTATATCCACCCTTTTCAAGAGAATATACGAAACTAAAAAAATATTTTTCATTACCCCCTTGACGATCCAAAAAAGCTCCCTATTATTAGATTCATTAGGTTAATAGTTCTTTTAAAGAATCATTTAATAACTTTAATTTATCAATTCAATCTCTTTAGATTCTTTTACTCACTTCGTTCATAAAAGAATCTAAAGAGAAGCGAAAAGATCGCGGCAGCGCTAGAAGCGCGCAGTTCTCCTTTCACTTCGTTCTTTTAGGAAACAAAAAAAAGGGGGCGAAAGCCCCCTTTAATTAATCTAAATTTTGTTGTATGATTAGTCAAATCCGAAATCAGGACTGTCTGGATTTGGGATATACTCAGATACCCACATGATGGCTTCGTCAATGTCGAAATCATGTTCTGCAATAATACGAGTCACTTCTTGATTAAATTCTTCTCGTATTTGTATTCTCAATTTTTCTAGATTTTTCTCTTTTGCCTTGATTCCATCTGGATCATCCTTATTGAAGTCAGGAAAATAAGCAAAGATACCAGCGCAATTCTGAAATCTTTCGTCCAACTTCCACATCTCGTACCAAGCATAGGATACCTGCTTAGCTATTCGATATGAAAATCCTTCTTTGTCGAACTTTCCAAACTTTTGAAAATTCTTAATTTCGGAACTACCAATATAGGTTCCGTCTTCCTCTAAAATAGGAAACGTAAATTTATAGAATTCGTACTTCCCTAAAATATAATCCAACTCGGTTATATTGATGGGAGCGCCCCGTTCGGCTTTCTTAAAAAAAAGCTCGGTGAGAAACTTTTCAAAATCTTCGTCAATAAACTTCTGCTTTAAAGCATTCATTACCGATTTTGCTAGAGAAATTTCTTCCTCATATGACAATCCCACTATGTTTTTATCTAAAAACTTCATTATATAAGAATCCATGACCTTTTATTGTAAATATAGCATAGTTGGATTGCTAAGTCAAATCGTGACTTGAATTTTTAAATAAAAAGAAAATCCTCAAAAATTTATAGGAAACATTAATGGGTATTACTAGACTGGTACAACCGGGTTCTTCTCTCCGTAAGAGAAAAAAGGCTCATGGTTCTTCACCATTTGAAGAAAATTTTTACTCTAGAGCAAATGTTCAGAACGTTAATATTATTAATTCTGTTTATCGCGGTCGTGCTGATCGATTACAGCGTTATCATATGTATGATTGGATGGATAAGGATTCAGATATTTCACGCGCTCTTGACATCATTGCAGAGCATTGTACGGAAAAAGATATCAATGAACGTTATTTCAAAATAAATTGGCGTTCAGAAGAAGCTACCGAAGAAATTTCCAAAACCATATTACAGACGTTAGACCAGTGGTCTGCCGATAATCAGTTCTTTAACCGAATGATGAGAATGATCCGAAACGTCATCAAATACGGTGATTGGTTTCTATTCCGTGATCCTAAAACATTCGAATTATACACGCTGCATCCTAAACAGGTATTAGGGGCGGTCATTGAGAAAAATTCCGGTGATATTCTAGGTTGGGTCATAAAAAATTTCAGGTTCAATATCGAAAACTTAGAAATTGATTTGGAAAATGACCAATATAATAACATGGTTAAGGCGGTAAATGGCGCTGGCACTGGTGTCAGAAACGCTAAAGTTATCCCGACTATTCATATTATCCAACTCTCGCTATCAGAAGGCAAATTTGCTGGCGCTTCTTATGATGAACAATCAACTGATCGCTATCAACAGATGTATCCATTCGGTGAATCGTGGTTAGAACAGATTTATAAAACATTTAAACAACGGGAGCTTTTAGAAGATGCCGCTGTTATTCATAGAGTTCAACGCGCGCCTACCCGTAATGTTTGGTATATCGACGTTGGTATGAATCGTAACGATAGATCGTCATGGATCGTTGAAAACTTTAAAAATGAATTAAATGAAAAACGTATTCCACAATTCTTAGGCAGCAACCCGGCTGCAAAGAGCGTCGATTCGGTTTACAATCCTATTTCGCAGTTGGAAGATTATTTTATTCCGATTTCTGCAAGTCAGCGCGGATCAAAAGTTGAAAAACTGGAAGGTACGCCATGGAATGATATGCCAGATTTAGATTATCTTAAAAAGAAAATGATGGCGGCATTACGTGTCCCTTATGCATGGATGCAGGGATCGCAGGATGGTGGCTCGGTATTCAATGATGGTAGAGCGGGCGTAGCATATCAGGAAGAAATTGAATTTTCTCGGTTTTGTTTACGTGTTCAAAATAATTTAATCATGGCGTTAGACCATGAATTTAAAATGTTTTGTAAATGGCGCGATATTGAATTTAATCCGGGGGATTTCTCATTAGCATTCTATCCGCCTGATAACTATGAAAAATCAAAGCAGTTATCGAGAATGAATGAAGCTACTCCAGTGTTTCAGGCATTGTTGGGCACCCCGTTTATTGCTGCTAGATTTGCTATGAAATACGGAATGCAATTTACTGATGATCAAATTCTTGAAAATGAAAGATTGTATAGAGAAGAAAATTACCAGATGCAAGCACCAGCGGGCGCAATGGGTGGTGGCGGCATGGGCGGCGATATGGGTATGGGTCCACCCCCACCAAGCAGCGGACCACCACAAGAAAATGAGAAGATGGGCGGCGCTGAAGGCTCTTCTGGCGCTGATGTAGGCGGAATGGCTCCTGCTGGAACTTCAGCGGGCGCAGCAGCTTATGGTGGCGCGATGGAGTCTAGAACTGCTCATCCACGTAAAATTCAATTAACAGAACAATATTCTAGGACTAAACCTAAAATGCCTTTTGCTATTAATTATATCAAACCAATTAAAGAAGAGAAAATTGATTTCGATTCAATCGACGTGCCATCAAAGAAGGGCGATGGCGGCGGCTTTGATTTCTCTAGAGACGATGAGGGTGTAATGCCAGAAGACCCATTGCATGGCAATATAATGGTTAGCTTGTCTGAATTACAAAAAATTAGACGCGCGTATATGAATAAGCGCATTGATAAACAGAGAAGATTAAATGTGACCCTACAAATCTATAAAAAGCCTCCTGCCGAACCAGCGGGCGGTATGGGTGGAATGGGCGGAATGTAAATAAGGTATTAAGGAAATAACATGGTCGGATTCGATTCAAAAAAGTTTATCAAAGAATTTTCAAACGGATATAAGTTGAATAAAAAGGGTGAGCTTAATATTATTAATGAAAATGCGGCAATTAATGCCAAAGAGCTATTCAAAAAAAATATTGCTGATATTAGTAATGTATGGATTGCAGAGGATCATGGGACTGATGGTCCTGAAACATGGGGAAATGACGCACCGCCCGAAACTGCCGATCAGGAACCGGAGCAAATGGATGAAAAAGATTCTGGCGAAGAGTTTGATTTTTCATTTTTAGATCATGGTTTGCAAGAAGATGGCGACTTTGGGGATTCTACTGATAATTCTCAAGTTGCTGGAAATTTCACTCCAATTAATACCGGTCCACCGATAGACAACTTTAATATAACCCCAACACCAATTGCCCCAATAACATCCCCATCAGCACCAATAGCTCCAATAACAGCGCCTCCTGCTATGGGAACTCCGGGTGGCGCTCCTATTCAGTTTGATAGAAGCGATGATGGTATCAATCCTGATCCTACTCCCCCCGGTCAGATTGGGATGGATAATAAAAATTGGGTTGGATAAATTAAATAATAAAAAGGAACTTTAAAATGGCTAAAGATAAATCAGCCGCTCGTCTAATGCTAGAACAGTTTATGAGCGGATATAAATTAAATGAAAAAGGCAATCTCGTTGTAGTCAATGGCGATGCTGCCGATAAAGCTAAGAAAATTTTTGGTAAAACTATTTTTGAAAACAGCCGTAAATGGTGGGTTGAAAGCAAAGAAGATGAAGTTCATGATGATTGCAGTACAGACGCGTTAGAAAAGCAACCGTCAAATGCCGAAAAGGGAACAGGTATTTATGCTGAACCAATAGAAGAAGATGACATGGCTAGCGTTGGCGATGATGGATCATCCGACAAGGGAATGACCGCCGATGAACCTGCCGAAGATGGTTCATCTGATAAGGGAATGACTGAAAGCTTTGACTTTAATTCAATCTTTGAAGATGATGGTCCCATTGTCGCTGGCGATGATGACGATACCTTGGAACAAGGTGGATTAGCTAATCAACCGAATAATGGGGGATTAGGCGATGGTTCCTCATCAACAAACCCATATCAACAGAATGATGGGGAAATTGGTGGTGAGGAACAGTATTCAGGAGGTCGCTTAGGCGACCAAGGTACACAAGCAACATATCCGTCACAAACGACTACGGATGTTATTGGGAATGGAATGACTGGTGGCGATTCTGAGACGGGAGTCATGGGCGTACATGATTATCTTGGACCACTATCTCATGGAATGAACCAAAATTGGAATAATGGTATTAATGATAACAATACAACGATAACTCCTACTCCCCAAGATGCATCTACTGTGCCGTCAGCGAATGGTTTTGGATTCGGTTCTTATCAAAATCCAACACAATATAATCAATCTTCAAATGAATCGTTTGATCTTTCATTTTTAGATCATCCCCTAGTTGAGGATAAATGAATATAATGTTAAGTAAACGTTAAAAGATAATAAAAAGGGGGGTTTTTACCCCCCTTTTGTTTTGGTTCCTTAAATATCTTTTGTATACGTTTATTCTTTTTAAAAAGGAGCACAATAATGATTAACGGAGCGAAGATTACTGGCGATATGCTAGAGAACTTCATGAAAAGTTGCAAATTTAATGACAAGGGTCAATTAGTAGTTGCTAACGAAACACTTTATAAGAAGGCACAGAACCAGCTTTTGGAAATGCTTAAGAACACAACTCGCGAATGGTGGATTCAATTGGAATCTTCTGAGGGTTCTTTAGCTAAAATGGCTGATGAAATTGATTTTGAACAGAAAGAAGGTAATCCTACCAAACTTTCCAACAAAGTAACAAATAAAGATTCAAAAGAAACAGATGATGACAAAGACGAAGTATCTGAAAGCTTTGATTTTGGTTCTATTTTTGAAGATGGCGACGTTCATATTCATAACTATGGCAAACCTTCTGGCGAAGGCGAAGTTGATGAAGACTCGTTTGCATTAGGTTCTGGTCAAACCGGTAATGATCTTGGGGGAATGGCTTCGCCGGTACCGACTATGACATTTGCTTCTCCGTCTGCTGATGCATACGCACAGGGCGATGCTGGTCAAGACCCGACTGGAACAATCAGCGCAGGGAGCGCGCCAGCTACTCTTGGTGGGGTAGATGGTGGTAAAGGTCTTGGTACTGCGACCGATGAATCTGATGGTGACTTTGATTTCGATCTTTCCTTTTTAGAAGAGCCAGAAGGCGGCGAAGGCAATGAATTTGGGTCAGAAGAAGGCGGCGAGGAAGAATCAGATTTTGGTGGTGACACCGGAGAAGATGACTTTGGCGGCGAAGAAGGTAGCGAAGACGATACCGACGATGTTTCTTTTGATGAGCCAGAAGCCGGTAAAAAAGGAAAAGACGTAAATGTTTCCTTTGGTAAAGGCAAAAAAGAGGTTGAAGAAGAAGCAGGCGATGCGCGCGATGTTGCAACAAACACCGCAGGTGCAAGTCTTGGCTTCGACAGCGGTCGTTGCGATACCTCTGGGCAAGAAGAATAATTACAATGATTAGAGAAATTACCTTATTAAGGGAAGACATTTTACCAGAGCGCAAACAAATCTTCGCGGAAGCCCGCGAAGATACCCTTGGTAAATTCTTTTACCTAAAGGGTCTTTTTATCGAAGGTGATGTAAAGAATCACAATGGACGCATCTACCCACGGGAAGAAATTGCCCGTGCGGTAGCTGATCTTAACGAAAGAATTAAAACGCGGGGACCAGTTGCTGGTGAATTGGATCATCCAGAAGGTATTAACATCAACTTTGATAGAGTTGCTGTTGCTATCACTGAAATGTATCTCGAAGGAAGCAATGGTTTTGGAACAATGAGAGTTGTCCCCGCTGGACTAGGTTTGATTATAGAAGGTTGTATTAAGGCAGGGATTAATGTTGGCGTAAGCTCACGTGGTTCCGGTAGGGTTGAAACTTCTGGCAAAGTGTCGGATTTTGAAATTATTACAATCGATGCAGTAATTAATCCATCTGCACCAAATGCTTATCCTAAAATGTCTTTAGGTGAAAGCATCTATGGTAGTCAGTATGGAAAAGAAATCATGGAAATGTCGAAGTACATTCATGATAGTTCGGCGGCACAAAAGCACGTAATAAATGAATTTAAAAAATTATTTTCAATTATTGAAACCGATGTCACAAGGAGATGAAAATGGATGAAATTCTCAAAAAACTAATTTCTGAGAAAATCATAACTGAGGATACTTCTTCGGAAATTAAGAAATATTTCGAAGTAAGTCTTAAGGATGCAAAAGTAAAGCAAGAAAAGAAGATTCGCGCTGAGCTTTCTGAGCAGTATGATGTTGATACTGAGCGGATGCACCTTGCTCTTGAGAAGTTCGTAGAACAGGAACTCAAGGAACATGTTATTGATTTACAGAAGGGCGTAGAATCTTTCGACAAACTCAAGCTGGAATATTCCACAAAGCTTGCGACTGTCAAGGAAGCAGCCCAAAAAGAAGTTAAGGCTCGTATTAATGCTCTTGAGAAGACAATGGAAACATTGCTTAAGGAGCATATTGGAGAGTTGCATGAAAATGAGGTTCACACTCGCCGTGCATATCTTAATGCGATCAACAACAAGACTGCGCAGCTAGAAGCCGAACGTAATAAGTTCCGCGACAAGGCAGGAGCAGTTCTGGAAAATATTGTTAATGTTATGGTGCCTAAGCAGCTTGACGAACTCCGTGAGGATATTCAAGCAGCGAAGGAAGCTGATTTTGGACGTGAAATTTTCGAAAGCTTCATGACCACCTTCCGCCGCCAGTTCTTTAATTCTTCTGAAGAATTCCGCGCTTTATCTGAAACTGTTTCAACCACACAGGCTGATATGGCGAAGTTAAAGAAGGCTGCTATTAAGGCAGTTAAGGAAGCAAAAGAGGAAGCATTTGCCGCTAAGAAAGCTCACACTATTCTTAAGGAGAATGTTGTTCGCAAAGAAAAGATTGAAAAGCTTCTTTCCGGTCTTAAAGGCGAATCAAAAGTAAAGATGAAGGCTCTATTAGAGAGTGCTAAGTCGTCAGATTTAGACAAGACCTTTAATAAGTTTTTACCTGATGTTGTTGAAAAGAAACCAGTTATTAAAGAAACTGTCAATAGATCAACAATAGTTGAATTCGCTTCGGGTCTTTTAACTGAGGATGAAGCAGAAGACGATGATATCGTTGAACTCGTTCGTAGGTCAAATATCGGAAAAAGATAAAAAACACTATGATTTAACATAGTTTTTGAAGTTATAATATAAATATTTTACAGGATC